GCTACTACCAACAAGCAGGCTCGCCAGCAGGCGCAGCTTGCGTTGATTCAGATCATGATGCAGTACTTGGAGAAGCTGCTGCAAGCTGGCTCTTCGGCTGTTGTGGCTGCTCGCCAAGGTGTTCCTGAATATGTTGAGATGGTTAAGGATGTAATGAAGGCTGCTCGCGAGATGTTCCGTGATCTGGCTCAGCAGTATGACGTTGCTGACCCAGATAGCTATCTACCCGACTTGGAGAGGTACCTAAATGCAACTGGACAAGGCTTCGGCGCTGGCGTTGAGGGACGAACTGTCGGACCTGAAGGGGAACAGGGCATGGGGATTGGTGCAGGCCCGTTTGGAATACCTATTGAGCCAGACGCTGAATCTGCTGGAGCGAGAGCAGAGCGAGACGTTACTGCGCAACTTACAGGGACGAGCCCAGGCGTATCGTAGGGCTATGGGACTGGTGGATGAGTTAATCTCGGAGATTGATAACACTAACTATCAAGAAGGAGCTTGATCATGCCAGATGTGTTGCTTGACGAGTTGGAGAAGGCTCTGAGTTCCGAGCCGCAAAAGGCTGAGCCTGAACCGCAGAAGGCTGAGCCTCCTAAGGCTGAGGCGCCTGCGCCTTCAGCAGAGGATCCTAGGGTTAAGGCTCTTGAGGAAGCTCTTCGGATCTCTGAGGAGGCTAGGAAGAAGCAAGAGGAGCTGTTGGCTTCTTTCAAACCTCAGCCGCAGCCACAGAGGGAGTTGTCTAAAGAGGAGCTTGCAGAGCTGTATTCTCGTGATCCAGTTGCAGCAATCGAGTATCTTCAGGCTCGCAGCATGAAGGTCATTGAGGAGAATCTCTCCAAGCGCCTTGAGCCCCTGATGAGTGGCGGAATGCTGGCTGCGAAGCAGGCTGCTATGGCCAAGTATAAGGATGAGTTTGAGCTGTTTGGAAAGGACATTGAAGCTCTGCTTAGCGACCCTCGGATTAGCAGGGAGTCTCTGTCCAGTCCCCAAGCTTGGGATGACCTTATCGCCTATGTTCGTGGTCGCCCAGGGAACTTGGAGAAGTTGATTGAGTACAAGGTGGCTAAGGAGAAAGAGTCTGTTCGTCAGCAGGTTCAGGAGCGCGAAGCGGCTATTGCTGGAGCTCATGCTCGCTCTGACATTCGTGCTCCAGCTCCGCAGCCGTCTAGGGACTTGGATGACATTGAGAAGGAAATCGCTAGGACTATCTTTGCTGGACTTGAACCGAACAAAGCTTACGAGGAGTACAAGAAATGGCGGGACGTGACAAGGTAGAGAAGGAGGCGGAGTCTCAGCTTAGCTCTTCTGATGTGAAGGCTGAGATCAAGCGCCTTTCGGAGAAGCTGAAGAAGATGGATGCTCAAAGGCACAGCGGAGCGCCAGACAGGCTTCCTAAGTCTAGGATGCTTGACGCTTCTGCGTTGGCTGAGAAGGACCCTGAGCATCATTATCTCTATGTTAACGTTGACGAGCCTGGCAATCTTCAGGTTCATGCTGACGATGGCTATACAGCTGTTCCTGAGGAAGAGTGCCGCCAGGCTGGAGTTCGGCAGCGCGTCGGGGAGCTGGTTCTCATGCGTATCCCTCGACAGGAGTATGAACGAAGGATTGAGCAACAGCGTCGTGTTGCAAAGAGTCGGTTGGACTCCTTCCGCCAGGATTACCGAGAGCGCGTGGAGGAAGTTGTCTATGAGCTTCGGCGTAGGGGATATTCTGACCATGAACTTTCCAGAATTCTAGTGGACGAGTGACAAGGGAGGATAAATGTCTCAGTTTGCTGCCTTTCTCGCTTACGCGCAGTCTCCCGGAGGGGAGCCTCGCGTGGGTGAGTTCACATTTCTCTCGACTGACGTGAGTCAGCCTGGGTCGGTAGTGTTCTTTGATACTACTGACAATACCGTTAAGGAAGCTGGGGCTAACCCTGCGAGTATCCTGGGGCTTAGCTTGGGCTACGGTCCTGCTAGCTCTCTGATTCAGAAGCCTCTGCCGTATAAGCCTAATAGGTCGCTTGTAGCTGTCCTGAAGGCTGATACTGTGGTAGGCATGTCCAGTGATACTACTCCGGCAGTGAGCCACCTAACGAATACCTATGGAATTACCAAGGTGACTTTCGGTAGTTTCACTTTCTGGAAGCTGGACACGTCTAAGACTGGCGCCAATGCCAGGGTGAAAGTTGTTGGTATTGATCCTGATCGTGGTATCTTCTACGTTAACTTTTTGCCTCAGTATCTGCAGGGCCAGTCGGTGCAGAGCTGATAGGATAGGAGGATAGAGCAATGACAATGGTACGTGGGGCGTTCAGTAACCTACTGGCCCCTGGATTCCGAAAGATTGTCTTTGAGACGTATAAGGAGCGTCCTACTGAGGCGGACAAGTGGATTAACATGAACACCAGCAGCAGGGCCTATGAGGAGGACTTCCCGATTGCTGGGTTCGGGACTCTACTTGAGAAGCCGGAAGGCGCTCCGGTAACTTATCAGGACGCCGTGCAAGGCGTCTTGAAGCGCTACACGTGGACGACCTTTGGTCTTGGCTTCCGTATTACTGAGGAGATGATGGAGGATGATCTCTATGGTATTATGGGAGCTAAGATGTCTCGCGCTCTTGGTCGCTCCGCAAGGAACAACTTTGAGGTTGTGGCGCACTCCGTGCTGAACAGCGCTTTTGACAACACTGTTAACGGATTCTATCCTGGTGAAGCGCTGATTCAGACTAACCACACTACGATTCGTGGAATTGTGATCTCTAACACTACGGCGACGGCAACTAACCTTAGCTTGCCTGCGCTACAAGCTGCTATTGAGCACTTCCACAATCTTGTTGATGAGTCTGGGTTGCCAGTGATGTTCCTGCCTAGGTACCTCATTCATGGGCCTGCAGATCACTGGATTGCCAACCAGCTTCTGCGGTCTGAGAGGCTGCCTGGTACGAACGCTAATGACATTAACCAGCTGGCCAGGGAAGGTCTCGAGCCTCTGCTGTCGCACTACCTAACCAATCCGAAGGCATGGTATGTGATTAGCGCTCCTGGAACTCATGACCTTAACTACTTCGACCGTAGGCCGCCCAGGTTCTCTAACACTGACGATTTCGAGACTGGGGATGCCAAGTTTAAGTTGACTCGCCGTAATGGCGCTGGCTTCGGTGATTGGCGAGGCGTCTTCGGCTCTATTGGTCAGTGAGGAGGATTTATGCCGAATCCTACATCTGGGGCTGTCTGGGAGCCTGGGTTTAAGGTTCGCAGTAGCAGCCCATTTGAGCCTGGAATCGGAGGGAATGCCGTCTGCCTGAAGGCAGGCGGCGCCCTCAAGGTAGGAGATGCCGTCTATGTCTCCGCAGATGAGACAGTTAATAAGAGTACCGGCAATGTTGCTGGCAACTGGGTTGGAGTGGTTGTTGGTGGCGAGGCAACTCGCCTTCGGACTCAGCCTGAAGTTCCAACTGGTGCGGATGCAGCGACGGCTGCTGGACAGTTGGTAATTGTAGCCATCCAGGGCAGCGTCGCAGAGGCTGTAGCAGATGGTGCACTGGCTGTCGGCTCATGGGTTAAGTTCTCAACGACTACTGCTGGCAGGCTAGTTCAGGCTGCCGATCTTGGGATTGCGGCTGGCAGTACTGCTGTTACGTCTTCAGCGGCTAATGGTGATATTGTTTCTGGTGATGGACGTAGGAAGATCCTTGGAATGGCGCTGACTGCCACGTCTGCTGCTGGGCAAAAATTTAAGGTGCTCATTGGAGGCTAACTATGCCCATTGCGGCTTCTGACCTGGTGGCCTTCAATGCTGCATTTAGGCCGCAGGATGATACTTCTCCTAGTGGCGGTGCGATTGATGCTGCTGCACAGCCTACCTTTACACAGTTTACTGCGAATGCAGTGTTAGCTGCTGTAAGTAGTGGCGCTGACACTAGGTCGCTAACTGTGAAGGGTAGGCTGCCGTCAGGGGCGATTAGTACTGAAACTATCAATCTTAACGGTACTACTGAAGTAACTACGAACACTGTGTGGGAGCGGATCCTAACGGTGACGCTAGGATCCGCTTCGCCTACTCTCACTGTGACTATCAAACAGGGAGCTGGTGGCACAGTTGTAGGAACGCTGGGTCCGAATATTACTAGTTTGAATGCGCTGTTCGTTAATAGCAGCAGTGATCCTGGCGTTTCAATGACTCGATATGAAAAGATCTTCTGGAAGAATACTCACGCTACGCTTGCGTTGACAAGTGCTGATGTTACACTAACGGCTGACCCTGACGCAAGAATTACCATTGCACTGGCTACTACAGTTGACGATTCTAGCTCTGTGACCAACCGCCTTACGTCTCCTGGGCTAACTTTTTCAGATGACAACGTTGCGCTATCTGTTCCAGGCGGCAGCCTGAATGCTGGGAGCGCAATTGGGGTATGGATAGCTGAGACGCTGCCTGCTGCTGACTCAGTACATAGGACGACTTTCACTACTCGGTTGAGAGGGTTTACAACGTGACTAGAGAGGAAATTGAGGCTCAAGTTCGCAGTGTTCAGCGCAGGTGTAGAGGGCCCCTGCGGGAGGATGCCAGGAAGGTCGTCCGTTCTCTGCTAGCTGATGGGCTACTTGAGGAGGCCCAGCGAGCTGACGAGGCAGGCAGAGAGTACTGTGGTTACGACTTCAATGACATCATTTGTTCCGGTCCGTTTGACGGGAAAGAACATGGCTACGTCTGTCCGAAGTGTGGTGTTACTGGGAGATATATAGCTCCTTATGATGCTGGAGGGAGTCCTTTGAGTGTCGAGAGCATTGCAACGGCTCAGCCTACTGGCCAGAGTCAGTCAGAGTCGCTGTTTCTGCGGCTCAGACGACGGCTTGGTCTCGCTTAGCGCGGTGCCTGCCTGATGGCAGTGACGTACGTCGGGTCTGGCACTTTCACTGCTAGTACGGGAGCGATTACGCCGCCGTTTCCTGCTGGTACGCAGGCGAATGATATTGCTCTTCTCGTTTGCGAGAGTGAAAACCAGGCTATTTCGCTCTCGGCTGCCAATGGGTTTGTTGAACTAGGAAACCAAGCAAACAAAGCGGCTGGGACAGCGGCGACGAACCCTGCGAGCCGCATGGCTGTGTACTGGAAG